ACACCGACATGCCGGTCAGGTCCGCCACCTCCTGCCGAGACATCTTCACGATCTCCTCACGCCAGTATTTGCAACGGACGTGCTCGGGATCGGAACTGCGCGGTGGTGTCATTGTCTGGCGACCTGAAATCTGCTATGGCTTCGTCGCCTTTTGTGGGCGGCACGTCAAGTGCGATAGGCCCGGTTGTCTGGCGACGTGCCGGGCCTGTTCATTTTGTAGTCTCTACGCACATGATTTTTTCGGCAGCTTCTTTGAGTTCGCAATCACTTCGCGAGCAGTCGCAGTAGACGATGTCGTAGGCGCGTTGGCGCTCCCTCGCGACAAGTTCCTCCAAGTATTCGGATATCACCCCTATTTCCTCCTCCGAGGAGGAGAGCATTATCCTCATAGCTAAATCACAAGCAGCCTCTCTCATGTCTATCAAGGCTCTATTCCTTCCCTGCGGCGAGCATGGCGTCGGCGATCGAGAAGGCTTCCGAAGCTATGTCGGCTAATTTCCAGCCGTGCCATGATCCGTCTGTCGAAGGCGACATAAGGCCAGACATAATGCCGACGAGCGCCTGAGCGGCGAAATACTCGCGCTTGGTGAGGCCAGGATAATCGACGGGGTGACCTATGAAATTGCCGCCGGCAGTCTCTTGAATTTGCTCGCCCCTGCGCCCGGGAAAAGCCAGTCCACCATCGTCTTTCGTCATCGTCTCAATCCTCTATTCCATGGAGAGCGTTTTGCGCGATCAGAACCGCCATTTTGGCCGGCGAGTTCGGGTCAAAAACGGCAATCTCACGTAACGCCTGCGTCAGATTGTTGATTGTCATCTGTGCCGCTTCACGCTCACGCACGATTTCGTGCGCCTTATCCTGCAGGATCGCAAACACTGCCTCGAACATGCGCTCGCTCATCGCCTCAATCCTCTGCTGGCAACCAGATCAGGGGCCGAAGCCCCTCGCCTGGGTGTCAGGCTTTCCGTGTTACATCCTCGATCAACTGGAATGTCGCGTCCGGCTTGCGCCAGATCGCCTTGCGGGGGCGACATTAAGCCCTGGAAAAGGCCGGTCGACTTGACCAGCTTGCCGGCCTTCACGAGCTTGTCAAGCGCACGCGCTGTCGCCTTGTCGATTTGACCGATATTCCACACGCCATGTGCGGATGTCATTGCTTCATTGAGCCAATATTCAGTTGAGCATTGCATGGTGATTGTCCTTCTGTGGCTATCCCGGCTGGCGTCCGAGAGGTGATTTCCAGCCCAAATCAGGCCGGAATGCCTATGTCAATATCGCAAGTCTAATCGTTTGTAAAGTGCTATTATGACATCCGTTAGAGACTGCTAATAATGTCAATATGACACGATTTTCGGGTGTTGCGCAAATGCAACGAAAAATCGACCAAACTAAGTCATTGAAATCATTGCTGTTCATACCTGTGCTTTGCGTTCATCGAATCACCTGTGCTACCAATCGCGCGGCGCTGTGACATTTCCGCGCCCTCCAGAGCAACAGCAGCCCAGAGTTCAAGCGATGCCGTTTCCCGCCAGGCGGACAGTTCAGGCTTACGCCAGAGACGGACAGAAGGCCGCAGCCGCCCTCCAGAAACAAAAAAAAGAGATCGTGCTCACGCCGAAGAACAAGCAGGCAATCGAGCTCATGGTCTTCGAGGGTCGCAAGCGAGGCGACGCCGCCGCAGAGGTCGGGCTCACCGATCACGCCCTCCGCACCGCTCTCACCAAGCCTCATGTTCTTGCCTATCTGAATGAGTGTCAGGAGGTGTTGAGGGCAAGCCTCAGGCCCCGGGCGCTCCACACGATGGGTGAACTACTCGACGAGAAGGAAACCGGGACCGTGAGGTTCAAGGCAGCCGAGTATCTCGACGGGCAGAACCGGGGAACGCACACCATCGGTGCGACAACGGTGAATATCCAGATGAATCAGTCGCTTACGATCGACAAGGCCGGATATGTGATTGACCTCACAGCGGACGGCGGGCATGCACCGCAGATATCCGATCTGCAGCACGTCGAGGTTAACCAGTTGGAAACGTTCGATGATGTTGCGGATGATGAGTAGGAACGCCACCCGGGAGGGGTCGATTTGCCCAGGCTCTCGACGAGGGGCGGGGAGGGGCAAAATCGGGCCGCAGATGTAGAGCTCCACCCCCACACAATATTCGCCCAACTTGAGACGGCCTGACTGGAATTTATTTTTTTACAGAGGACGGAAGCGATGAAAGAGGAAAATGCTGAGAAGATCGGTCAACTGGCCGATGAGTTGGACGCGATGCTGTATTCGGCGAAACTTCCATTGCCGCCGTCAATTCACATCGAAGCCATGACGGCGAAACTCCGCGAGACGCGCGATGTACTGGCCGGCATCTTCAAGGATAAGACCGGAGACGATCCTTGGGCTGACAACCCTCTCGCAGGATAAACCACACACTACAGGCATCACTCAGGAACTCAGACCAGAATTTTTTATCAACCACAGGAGAAGTGCAATGACCGCCGCCGCCTTTCCTCAGACCCGCCGTGGCCGGCTGATCTACTACCTGCGCAGCGGCCTGTCATTCTGGCTGCTGTCATGGGCCATGTCCGTCGCCCCGGAGCGTGAGCGGTTCTCGCTCGCTATGGCCGCAAGGGATCATGCCTACAGGACAATGGGGATGGGTAGAGAGGAATGACGATGAAGCTTTGGCTGATCCTCTACACAGCGCAAGGCATAGGCGGGACATGGGGTCCGCTGCCCTATGACATGGCCGAATGCCAGAGCCGCGCTACTGAACGGATGACTTCGGTTCAAACGGCCATCTCGACGGGCATCGGCGAAAACGGAGATACTCTTCCGCCAGCAGTCATCGAAGATATCAAGACATGGAGGCTTGCCTGCGAAGAGCACGAAGAGCGGCCGAAATTGGCGAGCGAGCAATGACCCGCCCCGCATGGTTGCCCGTTCTCGCCGTCGTCTCTGGCGCGGCGATCATTCCAATTTTCACCACACTGTTTGAGGTGCTGTCATGGCCAGAAGTTCGATAGTGATTGATCGCGAGTTGAAGCAGGTGATCGGGTATCTTCTTCCGCGGGGTGTTGCTCGGGTGAGCCGTATGCGGCTGGCTGGCGGCGACGGGCTGAAGTTTGCGATCGAGGGCGAGGCTGTTCCGGACGCTGAGCAGTGCACGATGAGCGTGCGGCTCGATCTCGTGGCCGGCGCCCCGGTCAGGACGGTGACGTTCGAGGCGGTATGATGACAACGAGATCAATGCTCGATGATTACGGAGATTGGGCGGAGGGAAGTTATCAGCCTTCCGAATTCCTCGTTGAGGCGCCTAGCCAATTTGCACACCCTATCGGCTTCATCGATTTCCGTTTTGAGCGGATGAAGGCGGAGAACGGTCGCAACGCTACTGAGCGTCGGTGCCAGATCAGAACCGTGAGGTTGAAATAGCGATGCAGGTCATCGAGCCGGACCGCCCGTCGACGCTTCCGACTATTCAGCGCGACGCCGAGGGCCGCAAGATTTACCGTCCGGACGGCGAGGTATTGCGGAATTTTTTGCGCGATCGGTCGCATGTGTCGATCATTCGCGGCTCGATCGGGTCCGGCACGTCGACGGCCTGCATCATGAAGATGTTCGCCATTTCCATGGAACAGTGGCCGAATGCGGACGGGCTGCGCAAGACGCGTTGGGCGGTGTGCCGCAACACCTTTCCGGATCTGAAGAACACCACGGTCAAGACCTGGCTCGACTGGTTTCCGGAGGAGACTTATGGCCGGTTCTATTGGGATCGGCCGTTTCGGCATATCGTGCGCGTCGGCGACATGGAGATGGAGATCATCTTTCTGGCGCTCGACAGCGAGGACGATATTCGCAAGCTGCGCTCGTTCGAGTTCACCGGGATATGGTTCAACGAGCTTGAATTCATCGAAAAGGCGGTGGTCGACGAGGCCGAGAGCCGCACCGGGCGCTATCCGGCGGTCAAGGACGGCGGGGCGAGATGGGACGGCGTGCTTGCCGACATGAACGCGCCGCGCGAGGATCATTTCATTCCGCTCATGATGGGCGAGGTGCCGCTGCCGGACGATTGGACCGAGGAGGAGCGGCTTGCGTTTCGCCGCCCGACGAACTGGGGCTATTTCGTGCAGCCGCCGTCGATGCTGGAGATCAAGGACGCCAGCGGCACGATCACCGGCTATGAGATGAATCCGAAGGCCGAGAACACGAAGTGGCTGAAACCAGGCTATTACGCCGAAAAGATCAAGGGCAAGTCGAAACAGTGGATCGACAGCCGTGTGCTCAACAAGATCACGGTGTTCACCGATGGCCGCCCGGTCTGGCCGCAGTTCAACGTCGATGTGCATGTCTCGTCGCAGGCCATCGAGCCGATCGACGGATGGCCGGTTTATGTTGGTCTCGACTTCGGCCGCAATCCGGCCTGCGTCGTCGGCCAGCTGGTCAACAACCGCTGGCGCATCTTTGCCGAGCTCACGGCGCGCGACGCCGGCGCATCGATCTTCGCGCCGCTGGTCAAGCAGTTGCTTGATCGCCGTCTCGGCGCGTGGGCTCCGGCTCGGACCGTCAACGCGACGCGTGGCGGCGATGGGATATACAGCGTCGAATTCTTCGGCGATCCGAAGGGTGCGGACGGAACGCAGGCCGATGAAACCACGGCCTATGACGTGTTTCGCAATTTCGGCATGCCGGTGGCTCCGGCCCCGGTGAAGAACAACCACATCCTGACCCGCATCGAGGCGGTGGAATATGCCATGACGACGACGGTCAACGGCAATCCGCGCTTTCTGATCTGCGGCGAGCATTGCCGGACGCTGAAAGTCGCCTGCGCCGGCGGCTATCACTTCGCGAGGATCAAGGGAACGAACCGCCACAAGCCGGAACCGGAGAAAGATCGCTATTCCGACATCGCCGACGCGTGCCAATATCTTGTCCTGGGCGCCGGCGAGGGCCGGGCCATGTCCGGCGGGCGGCATATCGCCGGCAAGCCGCCGGCAAATATCAGCATCAGGCCGCAAACCCGGCGGCGCGGAGGATTCAAGTGAACGGACGGCCGGAATGGGGCGGCGGCATTCCGATGGATCAGGCCGAACCGGCGGATTGGTTCGTGATTTTTCAGCGGCAATCGTCGCGATGGTGGATCGACCTGCTCGCGTGGGGCGAATTCCGGCATGTCTGCGCCATGGGCTATGTGCCGCGCTGCTCTACCTGGCTGGTTTTCGACTGGCAGATCGGAAAGACGCGGATTTTCGCCGTCGCCAACGCCGAGGCCGACGCTTTGCTCGGCCATTACAGCGCCGGCAGCGTCATCGTTCGCATGCCGAAGCAGTTCGGCGCCGAGAACCGATACAATCCGCGTCTAGGCGGTTGGTGCGTGCCATCGGTGGCGCATCTTCTGGGGCTCCGGACCTGTGCTTTGCGGCCGGATGCGCTTTTCAGGCACTGTCTCGCCAATGGCGGCGAGATAGTGGCTGGCGACGATGAAAGTTCCACAACCCGATGACACTCTTTTGAAGCAGCAGCAGCAGGCCGCGTCGATTTCGTCGGTCAATGCGCTGCAGGGAACGCTTGGCACGGTCCAAGACTCGGCACTTCGCTATTTCGGCGCCCGCCGCGCGCTTTCCGGGGCAAAATCCTCGCCGCTGATGAGGTGACGGATTGGCAACGCTTCCGAAGCCAGAACCGCAGGAATTTCCGGACAAAGCCGTCACAGAAGACGCGCTTCGCCGCCTGAAAGAGGCGCGCGATCAAAAGTCCGACGCTCGGCTCGACCTGCAGGAAGCGCTTTTCTTCTGCCGTCCGCGGCTGGCTTACGAGGTCCAGTCCTCGACGGCGTCGCCGAAGAGCCCGCGCAACAACAATACGGAGGATGCCCTTGCGACCGGAATTGGGTCGGAAGTGTCAGAGGATTTTGCGACAGAGGTCATTGCCGCATTTTTTCCGCATGGCGCCGATTGGGCCGAATCCGAACTGGATTCGTCGCAGACGGTCGGGATCGAGGACTATGCGCTGAAAGATGTGAAGGATGCGGTCAGGGCCCGCGACAAGCAGGTCTTTTCCGCGATCCGCGCCTCGAATTTCGAAGCCGTGCTCGGAACCTCGCTCGATCCGCACGCCGCGGTCGGCACGATCGCCTATTGGATCGACAAGCCGTTCAACACAAGGCCGATCGAGGTGCAGCACGTTCCGCCGCGCCAGCTTGAATTCAACGTCGGCCCGGACGGCAAGGTCAACGACCGATTTCGCGTTCGCTGGATCAAGGCGCCGCGCATTCGCGAGATCATCGGCGACATTACCCTGCCAGCCGAGGTGCAGAAGCGGCTCAACGACAAGAAAAACACCAATGTCGAGGTGGCATGGGGCTATTGGCGCGATCCGGACGCAGGCGAGGACGAGCGCTGGGTTTCGGTGCTGATCGTCGACAAGACCGTGGTCAAGCGCGACATGATGGTCGGCTCGGAGGCCTGCGTGCCGCTGATCGTCATGCGGTTTTCGCCGGATGCGGAATGCTCATGGGGTTTCGGCCCGGCCATGAAGGCGCTGCAGGATTTGCGCGTGCTCGACGCCGTGACCGCCGCGACGCAGGACCGCGTCGACGTGGCCGTCAACCCGCCGATCTATTATCCGGATGATGGCGTGATGGATTTCGAGGGCGGGCTCGAGGCAGGCCGTGCCTATCCGATGCGAGTCGGCTCCGGTCGCGACATCGGATCGCTCTATTTCGGCGGCGACGCCAATCTCGGCTTCTACACCGCGGCCGATCTCGAAAAGCGCATCAGGCGCAAGTTCTTCGCCGACTATCCGGAGCAGACTGGCAAGACGCCGCCGACCGCGACGCAATGGGTGGATCAGATGCTGATGGCGCAGCGCCGCATCGGCACGCCCGGCGCGCTGTTCTGGCTCGAAGGTCCATATGCGATTTTCCGCCGCTTCGAATGGATCCTCGAAAAGGACGGCAAGATTGCACCGATCAAGCTGCCGAACGGCCAGGCGCTGACGCTGACGCCGCGCAATCCGGCGACGCAGGCGCAGGATCAGCAGAAATTGCAGACCGCGTCCAACCTGCTCGGGCTGATCAAGAACTTCTTTCCGGAAACGTCGC